ATTGACAGACGACGTGGATACAAAGCTGCAACTCTTAAAAGGTGGGCCAAAACCATCGAAGCCGCCCTCCAGAAGGCGCAGAGTCTCGAAGAAAGAATCGGTAAAGCCCCCGATCAAAGACCCGACCCCGACAAAGATTGAAGTGTATGAAGACATCCCGGTTGAGGATGTCAAAGAGAATATCCTCTTCAAGCCTAACCCCGGCCCCCAAACAGCCTTTTTGTCAGCAACAGAGACTGAGGTGTTATATGGTGGGGCTGCTGGAGGTGAACCTAAGTCTTGGTTTTACTGCCTCCTTTCTAGAGTAATCTAGTCAAAATAAAATTCGTGAATTGCTGGAACATCTTTAGTCCACATGACACCACAACGTAGGTAGAAATGCCAAGCGTGATGGTTTGAAAAGTCATGTGGTTAGACAATCAGCAGCCAAGCGCCGTTTAGGTGAAGGTTCAGAGGCCATCCCGTGAGGGAGTAGGGGAAATCCCCGAAGCGCGAATCCCCAGCAATGGGTGAAGATATGGTCCACAGCATTTTTTAGCCGTTTTATTTTAAAACGTTGGTCTAGGTATTAAATGACGTATATTCTGTATAAAGCCACTTCTCCAAGTGGCCGTATGTATATTGGTATAACCAATAACTTTAAAAGACGAATGAAGGAACATAACTCCTCAAAGTGGCCAATTGGTCATGCCTTGAGGAAGTATGGACGGCAAAACTTTACGTTTGAGTTTGAGAATTTCCCCTCAGTCGAACTTGCTCTTGATAGAGAGCGTGAGTTAGTCACTCCTGAAGCGTTGAAAAGTAAAAAATTGTATAACGCCTGTGTTGGTGGCATCTTATCAGATGTACTAAGACACGAAAACCCAATGCACAACCCAGAAATTATTACCAATCACCCTAACATGTGGACTTCTGAGCATAACCCTATGCACAACCCAGATAGTAAACAAAGGATGATTGATAAACAATACAAGCGCAAAGTCTGTATTGATGGGGTGGTCTATGAGGGTGTTAGGGAGGCGTCAAGACAGTTAGGCACATATCGGCAGCTTTTGCTGCACAGAATTAAGTCTGATAACTACCCCACCTGGACCTATGCTGAATAATGCTGTGGGCAAATCCTACGCTATGTTGGTGGACCCCCTTCGGTACGTGTACCACCCCAAGTTCAGCGGCCTGCTGCTGCGTCGAACCACTGAAGAACTCCGTGACCTTATCCGTGAAAGCAAATTCCTCTATCCTCTGGCTGTGCCAGGGGCCAAGTGGTCTGAGCGGGATAAGACCTGGACCTTCCCGAGTGGCGCACAGATTTGGTTCTCGTTCCTAGATCGTGATGATGACGCTCTGCGCTATCAGGGTCAGGCGTATAGCTGGATTGGTTTTGACGAATTAACCCAATGGCCCACTGCCTGGGCCTGGGAATACCTGCGGTCACGTCTTCGTAACGTAGACCCAGCCTTGCCCACGCACATGCGAGCCTCAACCAACCCCGGTGGCCCAGGCCATATGTGGGTGAAGAAGATGTTCGTTGATCCGGCCACGCCGGGTGTTGCCTTCTGGGCCACAGACATTGAGACCGGAGAGCCTCTGCGCTACCCGGACAACCACAGGAACCACCCCGGAGAGTTTCTCTTCAAGCGTCGGTTCGTCCCTGCCAGCCTGAAGGACAACCCATACCTCTACGACAGTGGAGAGTATGAGATGAAGCTTCTGGCCATGCCGGAACACCAGCGCAAGCAGTTGCTCTATGGCGATTGGGATGTGGCTGAAGGGGCTGCGTTCACTGAATGGAACCGCAACCTCCACGTCACTGAGCCTTTCGACATTCCCTATAGCTGGACCAAGTTCAGGGCCTGTGACTACGGCTACGGAAGCCATTCCGCGGTGCTGTGGTTTGCTGTCGAGCCTAAGACAGACAAGCTCTACGTCTACCGGGAACTCTACGTCTCCAAGGTGCTGGCTGTCGATCTGGCGGCTATGGTGCTGGAGCTGGAGGCTGGTGACGGTCGGATCAGCTATGGCGTTCTGGACAGCTCCCTGTGGCACAAGCGAGGCGATACAGGGCCTTCCTTGGCTGAGCAGATGATTGCACGGGGCTGCCGCTGGCGTCCCTCAGATCGCAGCAAGGGCAGCCGGGTTTCCGGCAAGAACGAAGTGCATAGACGGCTTCAGGTGGATGACTTCACCGACGAGCCTCGGATGCAGGTGTTCAACAATTGCGTCGCCACGATTGCCCAGCTTCCAACCATTCCGTTGGACAAGGCCAATCCTGAGGACGTGGACACCCGCTATGCCCATGACCACATTTATGACGCCCTGCGGTACGGCTTAATGAGCCGTCCCCGTTCCGATCTATTTGACTTCGATCCGAATTATAACACGGATTTTAGGCCCTCGGACTCCACGTTTGGGTACTAAGAATTAAGGTGAAAAATGCAAGAAGAAGACACTCCATATGAGGTGATGTCTGACGAGATTGATTCTCTCGCGGACGTGGCTGACGGTAAATCGGAAGAGCCTGAAATCGCCCCTGTGGCTAGTTTTGTTCTTGACCGTTTTGACCGTGCCAAAGTTAAGAAGCGAAATGACGAAGAGCGTTTTCTCCGGGCCTACACCAATTATCGTGGCATCTATGGACCTGACGTAGCTTTTACCGACACTGAGAAATCCCGTGTCTTTATCAAAGTGACCAAGACCAAGGTGCTGGCTGCTTATGGCCAGTTGGTGGATGTGCTGTTTGGCAACAACCGCTTTCCCCTCACGGTGGAACCCAGCCGTCTTCCTGATGGTGTGGCTGAAGCTGTCCACATGAACACCGACCCCACCGTTGGGGACAGTGCTGAGGCTAAAGGCGTAATGGCCAGTCCCTTTGGGACACGTGATGGCCCGCCGCTTCCTCCCGGTGCTACGCTGTTCGATCTGGAACGAGCTGGCCCGCTGAAAACCCAACTGGCTGGTGTCTCTGACAAGCTGGTGGAAGGGCCTGGTAAGACCCCCACCTCGGTCACCTTCGAGCCTGCCCTTGTGGCAGCCAAGAAGATGGAAAAGAAAATCCATGACCAGCTAGACGGAAGTGGGGCGAACAAGCATTTGCGCTCGGTCGCTTTCGAGATGGCTTTGTTTGGTACGGGGATTATGAAGGGTCCCTTTGCCGTGGATAAAGAATATCCTCGGTGGACGGACACGGGTGAATACGACCCACTGATCAAGACGGTTCCGGTGACGGAACATGTCTCGGTATGGGACTTCTACCCGGACCCTGACGCCAATAACATGGAAGAAGCTGAATATATCGTTCAACGACATAAGCTCTCCCGCAAAGGTCTTCGTGACCTTAAGCGTCGTCCGTATTTCCGCGACAATGCCATTGATATGGCTGTCGAGCTTGGTGCCAGCTACACGGCTGAGTACTGGGAAAATGCAATGGAAGATGATTCCACCCGTCCCGCCACTGAGCGGTATGAGGTGCTAGAGTTTTGGGGCTTTGCTGACACAGAGATGCTGGAAGCAAACGGCATTCGTGTGACCAAATCTCTGAAGAAATATGACCAGCTCAACGTGAATATCTGGGTGTGTAACAACCAAATCCTTCGCCTTGTGCTGAACCCGTTTAAGCCGTCCCGTATTCCCTACCATGCTGCCCCTTACGAAGTGAACCCTTACAGCTTCTTCGGTGTCGGTATTGCTGAGAACATGGACGACACCCAAACACTGATGAACGGATTTATGAGGATGGCTGTGGACAACGCTGTGTTGTCGGGCAGTCTTCTGATTGAGATTGACGAGAACAACCTTACGCCGGGACAAGACCTGAAAATCTACCCAGGCAAGGTGTTCAAACGTCAGGGAGGTGCCCCAGGGCAAGCCTTGTTCGCTACCCAGTTTCCGAATGTCTCGCAGCAGAACATGATGCTGTTTGATAAGGCTCGGGAACTGTCGGATGAAAGCACAGGTCTCCCCTCCTATTCATACGGCCAGACGAACATTCAGGGTGTGGGGCGGACAGCCTCAGGCATCTCTATGTTCATGAATGCCGCAGCGTCTGGGATCAAGACAGTGGTCAAGAATATTGACGACTATCTGCTTGGTCCTCTCGGGAAGTCGTTCTTTGCGTTTAATATGCAATTCGACCACGATGCAGAAATCAAGGGAGACCTTGAGGTTGTTGCTCGTGGCACCGAAAGCCTCATGGCTAACGAAGTGCGAAGCCAGCGCCTAATGCAATTTCTTGGGGTTGTATCTAACCCAATTCTTGCGCCGTTTGCGAAGATGGATGTTATTGTCCGTGAGATTGCCAAAAGCCTTGATCTTGATCCAGACAAGGTAGTCAACAGCATTCCAGAAGCGGCGGTACAGGCGGAGATTATCCGTGGTCTGTCTGGGGGTATGCCGGGTGGTCCTGCTGGGGCTGCTGCTGGTGGTCCTCCTGCTGGGGCTAATGCGAAGGACCCGACTGGAGCTGGTGGTGGCACGATTGGTACGGGCGTAGCGCCCACGCCGGGAGAGCCTAGCTTCTCTGCAAATAATCAAGGACCCGTTCAATGAATTTCTCCCCTCTAAAAGGTCTGGTGTATGATGTTCAAAAACACAATGCACTAATGGACTACCTAGATGTTCTTATCAACATGGAGTCTAGCCGTTTAGAGGGGATCGTTGAACCCCATCTGATCTACCGCAGTCAAGGGAAAATCTCTGCCCTGCGTGAAATGAAGAATTTAAGAAAGAATGTTATCGCTGCGGAGGGCGTCAATGGTTGATACACCGAACCGGGCTGTAGCCTATAAGGAAGCCCGTGCAGAACGTGGTAACCAACGCCCCCGTCGCTCTCCCAATAATGTGGATGAGCGCGATAACCTAGAGACCACTTTCTCCACCCCCACCAACCTGATGGGCGCAAGCTCCAGGGACAAATGGCAGGGCGAGACGGACGAGCTGGGCCGCAAGATTTATGTAGCTCCCTCAGGTCGGAAATACGCTGTGGGGTCGTCTGCTGGCAGCCGCTCACTGCCTCAGGTGGCTCGTGATGTTTATGAAGCCATCCCTCCGATGGAAGACTGGCGGATGCCTACGGGGCAGGAGGTGGCCTCTGGGGCCAAGGCTGTGGCCAAGGGTGCCTATGAGGGTGCCAAGCACGTAATTGAGACGCCCACCAACCCTGATGCCACCTTGGGTGATGTCTGGGGTGTTGCTGGCTCTATGCCCGTTGGTGTCGGAGCTGCCCGTGTAGCTGGGGTCAAGGCTCCTGAGGATGCCCTCGGCATCTTTGCTGGAGCTAGCGCCAAGAACGCTGATCTCACCTCTTACCAACTCGCCAAGAGACTGGAGGGAGAGGGTTGGAAGCCTGATGCCATCTGGCGTCAGACGGGCTGGGCCAAGGGTCCTGATGATCGTTGGGTGTGGGAAATTGATGACAGTCAGGCTGACTTTCAACCTAGTTTTAACATTCCTGACCGCAAAGAGGGGGTAATAGGGGAGACAAAAGATGCCTTCTTTCACCCCAGTCTTTATGATAACTACCCTGCAGGTAATTTTGGTAAGACTACAAAACTAACCAACAGAGCAGCTAATGCGACTTTGGGTGTTAATGCCCTTGGTGACTACAACCCAATTTCTAAGAGTGTTAGAGTTAGGGATGGGGCTGAGGCTCGATCCACTATGATACACGAGCTATCTCACTCGGCTCAGGCAAAGGACGGCGCTGCCTCCGGGGCAAACCCCGACTATATTTACAATACCGTCAAGGCTGAGCTGGAAAACCTTCCGGATGAGGCGCAGGATTATCTCTACAGACGTGGGAATGTCGTCCAGTACACCGATATGATTAACGAGTCCCTGGACAGCATTGCGGACGCGAAAGTAAAACTCAAAAGGGCTACTGACCCTTTAGAAGAGGCGCTCGGTGAAGAGACAATTAAAGACCTTGAAGAGCAAGTAGAAAGTTTCAAGGCTGCTCTCGCAACAGAAACAACCACTCTGCAAGGGCTACACTCCACCCTCGGGCCTGACTTTTCCGATAGGCTAAATGAAGTGTCTGACATCTTGGCAGGCGCTCAGGAGGTTGGTGCCCCCGCAAGCTTCAACGCTGATGATGCCTTCAAAATGTATGAGAGTGATCCTGGCGAGTACTACGCCCGTAAGGCTCAGGGCCGTATGGATATGAATGCGGAGGATCGGCTGAGGCACTACCCCTTTAGAGACATGCCCAAGAATAAGCCCGACCAAGCTACAATTCTTAAGAACATTGCTGGCATGGCTACTGCTCGTTTTAATTACCAACGCGGTAACTCGGGGCCTTCGACCTCCACCACACCAGCCGGTAAGCCCTCAACGTCTGCTGCGGTCAGTACGCCCCCAACAGCGGAGCTGATTGACTATAACAGTAAGCTCAGGGGTTCTAAGGGGCTGCTTGACCGGGATAAGGTGGGCGCTGGGGATAATGTCCTCTATAGGCCAGACCGTGCCTATCGCTTTATTGGATCAGGTGGCTACAACGACTTTCTGGAAAGTGGCATTGTTAGAGCAAAGCCAGGTTCCAAACAGGGTTATGAGGTTCCCTATTTTATGCGAGGCCAAAGCTCCTCCCGATATGGGCAGGGTGAGAGTGGGGACTTCCTTGTGGAAACCGTCCCGGATAAATCCCAGTGGAAGGGTGCTGGACAGTCTTTCGATGACGATAAGTATGTAGGCCCGACAAAAGGCCTGACGAAGAATGACCCAATTCGCATCTTCAAACGTCAAAAAGACGGCTCCTTTGAAATTGTATTCGACAACATTGGGGATACCGGCCTTCTGCCGTAACCTCTGGGGAAAATAAATGGAAGAAGAAATGATGCCACCTCCGGGGGCAGGTAATGAAGTGCCACCGGGTGCAATGCCCAAAGAGGTGGCCGACGACCAGCCCATTCTGGCCTCTGAGGGCGAATATATCATCCCAGCCAATGTCGTGCGTTACCTCGGCTTGGACTACATTGAGAAGATCGTGAACAAGGCCAAAAAGGGCCTTGCAGAGATGGACCAGAACGGTCGCATTGGCGGAGAGCCTTCGGCCCCTGCGCCAGCCCCTGAACCAGCCCCTACAGTGCCCATGATGGCTGAGGGTGGTATGGTGGGCAGCATGGATGTTCCTACCTCCCCAGCGGTCGCCTCAGGCGCTATGGGACAGGGTCAGGGCAGCTCCTTCTCTGGTGTCAAACAGATGCAAGGTCCTGCGGGCAACATCATGTATGTGCCCTTCCTTGACGGCAAGCCCATCATCCCTGTGCCGGAAGGCTACGCGGAAGTGGGTGGGGTGGCTTCGGCTGCTCCCCAGGCCAGCAAGCCTGCCTCCACGCAACCTCGTGATCCCCTCACAGCCACCAGCCAGTATCAGGATGATGGCACCACCACACGGGAGCAGGACAAGGCACGGGCAGACTCTGACGCTCAGCTCAAAGGCTCCCTGGCTGGTGACCCCCGTCAATGGACGGCTGACACCTTTGTCAAATATGGCAACGCACTGGGCAGCGACATGGACAAGGTTGGCCGTATGGGTGTCCAGATCATGATGCCCGGTTTGGGCACCGTGGCCGTGAAGGCACGGGACCGCTTCTTGCAGAACAATGTCCCCAATCTGGTGGAAGACATGCTGAAGACGGGGAAAGACCCGCTCGGCAATGCCATCACACCGGAACAGAAGACAGCCCTGCAAGGCGCTCAAGCCAAGATCAGCGCCAACTATGCTGCCAAGCCTGCTGGCCAAGGGTTGATGGGTAAGATCAACAACTTTGTGGACAAGATCACGGGCCGGGAACGGGATGATCCTACTTCGTCCTCCGACTCTGCCACACCGTCCACCCCAGGCCGCTCGTCCACCCCAGCAGCTCGTCCTGCCGCTGACCAGAAGGACAAGCCCACTTCTAAACGTGTGACCACTGGTGGGGCTGAAGGACCAAGTGCTGAGGCTGATAAGGCCGCTGCCTCCCGAACTGGGCAGAAAGCCCCTCCGTCCCGGAGCAATGCTGCCAACACTGCCGCTGAAACTGCACGGGTAGAGTCCGTAAAGAAGAACAACGAGAAGGGCGCTGGTGTGAAACGAGGATTTGCCAAGGGCGGCGTAGTCGCCTCGGTAAAGATGCCGTCCTACAAACAGGGCGGTTTGGTGAAACGTAGAAACGATTGCTAACGGCTACCCAGCTATCTGGCCCCATTTAAGGAAATTTTATGACTGAGACCATTCAAGAAGTACCGCGCCAAATTATGGGCCGCTCTGCTCGACGTATTGCAGAGGCGGAACAAGAGCTGCAAGACCTGATGACTGCTGAACTTGGAGAAGGCCCAGAGCCGGTTCAAGAGCAAGAAACAGAAATGCACGCTCAAGAGGAAGCGGTTGAAGAGAATGACCTTTCTGCTGAAGAGAAGAGCTTCAAGAAGCGTTATGGCGACCTGCGTCGCTTTCAACAGCAGAAAGAAAAGGAGTGGCAAGACAAGTTCGACAAGCTGACACAACAGTTTGAGAGCAAGTCCACTTCCCTCACCCTCCCGAAGACGGAGGCCGAAGTTGCGAACTGGGTGAAGAAATACCCGGACGTGGCCGCAATCGTTGAAAGCCTTGCTGACAAGAAGGCGAAAGAGCGAGACGCTGACCTCGACAATCGACTGAAAGACGTCGAACA